GGTAGAACGCTTGGCTGTTAACCAAGTTGTCGTAGGTTCGATCCCTACCTTGCCAGCCAATTATATCCTTATAGCTTAATGGAGAAAGCAACAGGTTTCTACCCTGTCAGATGGGAGTTCAAGTCTCTCTAAGGATGCCAAATCCCTTTAGTTTGATTGGAGAAAACAACAAACTACGAATTTGTTAGATGTGAGTTCAAATCTTGCAAGGGATACCAAATTCAAGCAGGCATGGTATAGTGGCTGTGCCTCTGGCTTCCAACCAGATGAGAAGAGTTCGATTCTCTTTGTCTGCTCCAATATCAGGAACATAGACCCTGTAAAGTCTATAAATTTTGTAACAATAAAAAGGAAATAAAAACATGGCACTTACAAATTTTGCTGCTCTGACTTCTGATCAAAAATTAGTTTGGAGTAGAGATTTATGGAAGGAAGCTCGTGACTTAGCGTTTATTTCTAAATTTGTCGGTGGGTCTAATGCAGTAATTCAACGTATTACTGAATTGACTAAAACCGAGAAAGGGGAACAAGTCATCATGCACCTGTTAGCCGATTTGGTTGATGATGGTGTTATTGGTGATAATGAACGCGAGGGTTATGTTATTTAACAAGGCTCTCGACATATAAATTCTTCTTAATGCTGGAAACTCCTTAGAGCTTTTAAAACTACAACGGAAGCATGAAATATAGCTAAACGTGAATGTTTGAAAATTTAAAAGATTGGACAATCAGCAGGGAAGTCCCGAACAAGGGAAACCTTCAACGACTAGAGCATAGCTCGTAGGGTTCAAGTGAACTCGAAACGGAGAACAACTTATTTATTAAGTTGAAGATATAGTCTATTCTTAATAGAAATATTAAGAGAATATATGGAAACGATATATTCGTAATATTAAAACTTGAAGAAGAAATGAAGTCATATAATGATAAAATCACTATTGACTTGATTTCTCACGGGGTACGTCAAAAAGGGAAATTAGCAGAACAAAAAACTGTTATTAATTTCCGTGAAAATGCAAAAGATAAGTTGGCTTACTGGCTTGATTATGACAGGCCCTTTGCAGTGTGAATTGCAAAGATAAGTTCCTTAATTGCTGGAAACTCTTTAGAGTCTGTTTAACTACAAAGTAAATCGAAAGATTAGGCTTGAATGTTTTAAAATAAACAGAATTAGAAAATCAGCAGCCAAGGTTCTAAGTACGAAAGTATATGAACAAGGTTCAGAGACTATCTCGAAAGAGAGTAGTATTTTAGTTTAAATACGAAATAGGAACATAGTGTTAAATCACTATAAGATATAGTCCGAACTATATAGAGATATATAGCGTTACATGGAAGTAACATAACAATATGTGCAAATCGCATGGATCAACTGGCCTTCCTTACTTTATCAGGCATCAGCTATGCTTATCGCAATGATGGTGCTGCTCGTACATCTAGCGCATTCTCACAGTTAGCTTTTGCTTCTGATGTCTCTGCACCTACTTCTAATCGTCATAGACGTTGGGATGGTGTCAATAGTGCATTAGTAGCTGGTAATACTGCTGGTATGTTAGCAACAGATACTTTGACTTATAAAGCCATTGTAGATATTGTTGTTTACGCTAAAACACACTACATTAAACCACTGATGTCAGGTGGTAAAGAGTACTACATTTGCTTCTGTCGTCCTGAAGCATTAGCTTCATTAAAGAAAGATGCCGATAAAAATTACTATATAAATCAACAACTTATATATGTATAGTCGCCTGGTAATGTGAATTACCTTGAATAACTCTTCTAATTGCTGGAAACCCCTTAGAGCTTAACTAGCTACAACGTAATCTGAAAAGATAAGCGTGATATGCTTAAAAATAGTTAAGATTGGGCAATCAGCAGCTAAGATTCAATAATGAATAAAGTTCAACGATTATCCCGTAAGGGAGTAAGGTTCAAGTGAACCTGAAATGGAGAGAAACTTAATGATTGAAATAACAAAGGTTTGTTCTAAGTGTAATATAGAAAAACCTACAGATAAATTTACTAGAAATAAAACTAAGAAGTTTGGATTAGATTCTTGCTGTAAACTTTGTAAATCTAAAGATGATAAAGAATATAGAAGAAAAAATCAACATAAGCTAAGAGAATATTTTAAAGAATATCATCTTTTAAACAAAGAAAGGAAAGTATTAATGGCTTCTTTATGGCAACAACAGAATAAAGATAAAGCCAATATAAATAAAAAGAATTGTTCTTTAAAAAGAAAGAAAAGACTTCCTTCTTGGTTGACGTTAGAAGATTTAAAACAAATAGAAGAAATATATTTAAAAGCTAAAAATATGTCTAAACAGACAGGCTTAGAATATCATGTAGATCATATAATTCCTTTAAATGGTAAAAATGTATCTGGTTTGCACGTTCCTTCTAATTTACAAATTCTTTTGGCTAGTGATAATTTATCAAAATCAAATAAGTTTATGATATAATCTGATCTTATAGGAAACTATAAGAGAGTATTTAACGAATACTCGTAACATAAATGTATCAACGCGCAGTTGTAACTGGTGCTGATCGTGGTTCTGATAACCCTTTCTTCACAGGTGGTATTGTAACAGTAGATGGTCTGGTGTTCTTTGAACATCGTTTGGTTTATAACACTAAAGGTGCTGCTTCCGGTTCTAAATGGGGAGCATCTGGTACTATTGATGGTTCTCGTATGTTAGTATGCGGCCCTCAAGCTTTAGGATTTGCTGATTTAGGTTCTCCTGAATGGGCAGAGAAATGGTTTGAGTACGACAGTTCTCCTGGTGTTAATATCGATAAACATTATTTTGTCGCCTAGTATAGTAATATATTAGTGAAAATCTCTCTAATTGCTGGAAACTCCTTAGAGCCTTTTAGCTACAACATAAGGTGAAAACCTAAATGTGAATGCTAGAAAATAAAAGGATTGGACAATCAGCAGCTAAGATTCTAAGTATGAAAATATATGAATAAAGTTCAACGACTAGAGCGTAAGCTCGTACACATTTAGTTTAATGTGGAAATGGGAGATAAATTTGAAAATTAAAAGTTGTAAATTTTGTGGTTCTTTAGATGATGGTATAGTACCTTTCGTACATGATGAAAGGAAATGTATCCCTTGTAGAAACAGATTAAAAAGAGAGAAATATAATTCTGATAAAGATTATAGAAATTTGCTCTTAACAAGACATAAAAAATATATGTCTAAAGATGATAATAAAAAGAAATTTTATGAATATATAAAAGCATATCATCTTAATAATAAAGAATCTATAAAGAAACACAAAAGAAAATATGTTATAAATAATAAAGATAAAGTAAACAGTATTACTGCTAAAAGAAGAGCTAATAAACTACTTAGAGTACCTTCTTGGCAAACTGAAGCTGATATTAAAAAGATAGAAGCTATGTATAGCTTATCTAGAAGATTAACTTCTTGTCTTGGAATAGAATTTCATGTAGACCATATAGTTCCTCTTCAAGGTAAATCAGTTTCTGGATTACACACTCCAAGTAATTTACAAGTAATAACTGCTTATCAAAATTTTATAAAAGGAAACAGTTTTCAGATTTAAAGATATAGTCTCTTCTATATAGAAATATATAGTTCACACAGGATGTGAATAAGATAAATGAAAATGTTCGGATTCTTGAAACCTAAATTCTATTCTATTTACGATCAGTCAGTAGAAGATTTCGGTGTATTAGCAATCGACCACGCTATCTAACAAAACTAACCCGACTTGTTTATTCAGGTCGGGTATCTAATAAAAGGAAAAACAATGGCTATTACAAAATTATCAGGCCGTCAGGAAGCCTTAACAGGTAGAGCAGACTTTGCTTTGGCTGATTTGGTTTCAGGTTCTGCTGTAGCTGCTGTAAACTTACCTGCTAATGCTAGAGTTATTGATGTCATTCTTCGTATTGACACAGCGTTTAACTCAGGTACTACTGATGCTCTGATTATTCAGAATAATGAAGATACTCCTAAAGCCTTTATTACTATTTCAGCAGGTGCTGGTGCAGTAGCAGTTGGTGGTTATAGAACTGCAGCTACAAACTTAGGATATAAACATACCACTCCAAGTACTATTGATGTAAAATGGACTGGTGCAGGTACAGCAGCTACTACAGGTGCTGGTACTGTCCTTGTTACTTATGTTATTGATAACAAAGCAGAAGTATCACAAGATTAATACAAGCCCCATATCTCTTTAATTAGGGGTATGGGGTTTTTTAATGAGGATTTTATGGCAGAATTTAAAAGATTTAGAAGTACTGGAGAAGAACTTAGATTAGTATCTACATCAGGGCATTGTTTCTTGATAGGTAAAGATCTAGTAAGTATCCCAGACTTCCTTTGGAAAGAAGCTTATTCTCTTGGAGCTGTATCTGAGGATATGAAGACAGATTCTATGAAAGAGTTTATTGAATCTGAAAAAGAGAAACTAAAACGACTACAAGAAGAAGAACGTGCTGCTATCAAAGCTAAGATTAAAGAAGTATTTGATAATCCTGTTGGATATGTAGATAATACTAACAGACCTATTGTAAGGAAGATTGTAGCATATACTAAACGTCAATTAAAAAGAGATTTGATTGATGAATTATGGGATGAGATTCTAGCTGAATCAGAAGGTTAATTATGAACACTCTTCAACTTGTTAATTATTTAAGAAAGAATTTACTAGATGACACAGGTGGTTCTGGAGTAGCTTGGGATACTTATTCTGAAGATAGTTTTGATTCAATCCAGCTTAGATGGACTAATGAGGAATTAGTAGATAATATAAACGAAGCTATTACTCAGGTATATCGAAGAACACTTCCTATTACAGATACATACACACTTTCTTTAGTTGCTGGTACTAACTTATACGAATTACCTCCTTATATTTTACAGGTTGAAGGTTTTAAGAAATCTGATGGTAATACTTTAAGAAAAGGTACTATAGACGAGATATACCATCTTTCTTATTCAGAAACAGAATCGGATATCCCTTTTCTTTTTGTTACTGATTACATGTCTAAAAATATTAGAGTGTATCCCACTCCTTTAGAAAATGAAGAATGTACTTTATTAATATATAGATTACCTACCACATCTTTAGACTGGAGATATCCTAGCAGAGAACCTGAGTTACATGCACACTTCCAGATTCCAATGTTATTCTATGCAGCTCATCTTTGCTATTTAAAAGATTCTGCTGATACATTAGATCCTAGAAGAGCTAGTACTTTCTTAGCATCATTTGATAGAGAGTTTCCATTTACATCAGCGTATTCTAATATTCGTAAAGAAAGAACTTCTAATAGACCTTCTAGATATGGAGGTTTATAATGCCTAATCATGGTGCTACTGCTAGGTTTCCTTCTTTTAAAGGTATAAATAATATTACCTCTCCAGAAGGTACTCCAGATGATTATCTTAAAGCATCTGTAAACTTTGATATGGATAAGTACGGTGGACTATCTAAAAGACCAGGATATGAGTTAGTAGATTCAGCAGAGTATAAATCTTTATGGTGTTCAGATAAGAATTTAGGTTGCTATGCTTTAAGGAACAATTCTTTAGTAGAAGTATTACCTGATTATTCTTATGTAGTATTAGAAGAGAATGTTAATCAAGAATCTCTTTCTTTTACAGAGGTAGATTATACAATCTATATAGTATCTCAAGGATATAATAGGGTTATTATAGACCATCAGGTTTATCCTTTAGGTATATCAAAGAATAACCTATCTCCCAGTCTTACAGAAACTACAGGAACTCTTCAAGCTGGTACTTATCAGGTGAGTATTACTTATGTAAACTCTCAAGGATTAGAATCTGGAACTGATGTATCTTCAGTTATTACTGTAGGTAGTAATTCAGGGATTTCTCTTTCTATTCCTTCTTCTTATGAAGATAACATAGAGTACGCTAGAGTCTACTGTTCTACTTGTGATGGAGAGTTGCTTTACCGTCATGGTATGGCAATGCTAGGTGAAACTTATAAAATATCTTCTGTTACAAACCTAAGCAATCCATTAAGAGTTTTTAATATGGATAAACCTCCAAATGGAGAGAAAGTTATTCATTATAAAGATAGACTATTGATAGCTAATGAAGATTATATTTACTATTCAGAACCTTATAGGTATCATTTGTTTGACCTAGAGAAGAATTATATATACATATCAGATAAAATAGTAGATATTCTTCCAGTAGAAGATGGAATCTGGGTATTAGCCGATAAGATCTATTATCTCTCAGGGGGAGCTGTAGAAAACTTCTCCTTAAACACAAAAGAATATGCTAAGATGGTTTCCGGTACTGCTGCAATGTTCAGTGGTAGTTTTCTACATCTAGAAAATACTCCTATAGGTTTTAAATGGCTTATTACTACAGACTTAGGAATATTTTGTCTGTTTAATCAAGGACTTGTAATAAATCTAACTTCACAGAATGTCTCTTTTAAGAGAGCTGATTCTGGTACTGGTATGTTTATGATGGATAAAGGTATTAACCAGTACATCTCTATATTAAAAACTAATGAATCTCCTAACAATTCTGTATTTGGTGATTTAGTAGAAACAAGAATAATTCGTAATGGCAATTATATAACTTAGGAAAAAATAATGAAAGATTTAAATATGAAAGGTATCTATAAGTTTACACATCTTCGTGGTGGTGATGTTATAGATGAATGGGAAGAAGATAACATTGTAGTAGATGAAGGGTTGAATTACTCTTTAGACGCATCTTTATCAGGTGGTACTCCGATTACTGCTTGGTATGTAGCTTTATTTAAAAATAACTATACGCCTATCTCTACTAACGTAGCATCTACTTTCTTCGGAGCAGGTGTAGCTAATGAAGCAACTACAGAATACGATGAAGCTACTCGTCAAGCATGGACAGAAGCAGGTGTATCTGCTAAAACAATTACAAATACAGCATCTCCTGCTGTTTTTACTTTTAACACTACTGTGACTATCTATGGAGCAGCTCTGGTATCAACTTCTACTAAAGGTGGAACTACTGGTACTTTGATGTCAGCTTCTAAATTCTCTTCTAGTAGAGCAATGTTAAATGGAGATCAGTTGACTGTTACTTATACATTAACAGCTTCTAGTACATAAAAATATAGCCTCCCTTAATTGGGAGGTTCTTTTAGTGATTTGTATTAAGAGAACCTTATGACAATTTATTATGATACAGTCACAGAAAATACCGATGTATTAAATACTAATCCTTCTAAACAAGATTTTGTAAATACGGTAACAGAGTCTCCAAGTATCACACAGTCTATTTCTTTATTCCAGGACTTATATTATGAAGTTACTGAATCTTCTGTTTTCTCTAAAGTAGTTACTCCAGAAGCATCTTTCTTGAACACTATCTTAGAGAATATATCTGCTTTAGATAGAATAAGACTTTTACTTAAAGCAAGTTTATCAGAGAACATTTCTTTAACTGATACTCAATCTGGTGTAATTCAGCGGATAGAATACCTTTTAGATAGTATAGTAACAACCTCTAGTACTTCTGATTTAACAACACTATTCTCATCTATTTCTGAATTATTAAATATTTATAATTCTATAGATAAGACATTTACATCTGAAATATCTGAAACACTACTACTCTCAGATGCTATAGATGTTATATCTAATTACTTGAATACTATTATCTCTGAGATTGTACTTTCTTCTACTGAAGAAGGTGTTAGACTTTTCTTTGTTACTTTACAAGAAGTTATTAATAAAGAAGGTTCTGTAACAAGTACATCCTCTTTTCTAGAAGCATTACAGGAAGGTTTTGTTATTTCTGTTGGGGATACTCTTGATAGAAAGAATTATTTAGCTTATCTATTTTCTCCAGAAACAATGTCAGTTGTTAATTATGATAACTATAACTTCGATGGATGTGCTAGGTTTAATGGTAAGCACCTATTTTATAATTCTAGTGGCCTGTTTGTTAGAGGAGGGCACTTAGATAATGATTATCCTGTAGAAGCTTATTTTACTACTAAAGCTTATGATTTTGGAACATCAGATTTAAAATCTGTTCCTTTAGCATATCTAGGTGTTACATCAGACGATGTTGTATATCTAAAAGTAAGAATAGATGGTAGAAGGGAGTCAGTATATAAACTGAATAAACGTACAGAGAACTTACAAACTCAAAAGTTTCCTTTAAGTAAAGGTTTAGGAAGGTATTTTCAATTTGAACTATTAACAAACGCTAATACTTTTGATTTAGAAAGTATAGAGTTCTATCCATTAGTAATTAAAAGGAAATTATAATGGCAATATTTAATGGAAACCAGACAGTTATACAGGTAAACCAACCAGATATAAATGATTGGTTTAACTACATAGATACTTATGCTAATACAGCATTTAATAATGCTTCTGATGTAGCTCTGGATTTATCCACTCCTCCTAGATATACGTTTAATCCTAATGTAGAGTTTGAACCAGTAAGTTCAAATATTACATTACAATCTGTAACAAAACCTAGTATCCCTCTTCCTACATTTACAAATAAGCAAAAACCATCAGGGGTTAATTTAAACATCCCCAATATTATTTCTCTAACTAAACCTCCTGAGTATAACATAGCTGATCCAGATATAAATCTACCAGCAGTTCCATCTCCTTTAGATATAGACTTACCTGTAAAAGATTTTGTAATTAATACGGATTTTGATTATCCAGTAGAACCTAATATCACTCTTCCAGACGTACCTAGTATTATCGATTTAGATATACCTACTCCTACTGCTATAGAAATTCCTTTATATGAAGCTATCTTTCCAGATAGTTCATTAATTATAACTCCAGGATTTACATTCTCTTGGAATGAGGATATGTATTCAGATGATTTGTTAGTTAAAGTGACACAAGCTTTAATAACAAGATTAGACGGTGGTACAGGTCTTCCTCCTTTAGTAGAAGAAGCTATATGGAATAGAGGTAGAGATAGAGAGCAAAGAGCTGCTCTACAGGCAGAGGAAACTTTATTGAAAGATAGAGGTTCAGCAGGTTTTTCTAGACCTCCAGGGTCATTACAAGCTGCTCTTTCTAATGTAATACAAGAAACTCAAGGTAAGCTTATTACATTAAGTAGAGAGATAGCCATTAAGCAAGCTGAACTTGAACAAGAGAATATAAAAACTACCATCCAACAATCTATTGCTCTTGAAGATATTCTTATTAGAGAATATAATAACATAGCTCAACGTAGATTTGAAGCTGCTAAGTATATTCAAGAGATAGCTATAGAGATTTTTAAAGCTGAGATATTAAAATATAATTCTCAACTAGAAGCTTACAAAGCTTATTCATCTGCATATACCTCTAGAGTACAGGCTGAACTTGCAAAGATTGAGATATTTAAAGCACAGATAGATGCTGAAAAGCTTAAAGGCGATATTAATGAACAGAACGTAAGAATATACCTAGCTAGAATAGATGCTGTTAAAAGTAATGTAGAACTATACAGAGCTTTAATTTCAGCAGTATCAGAAAAACTAAATGCAGAGAAATTAAAATTAGATATTTACCGTACAGATATAGATGCTTATACAGCAGAAGTTCAAGCTAAATCAGCAGAGTTCTCTTTATACTCTGACCAGATTAAAGCTGAAATGGCTAAAGTAGATATGTTTGATTCAAAGGTAAAAGCATTTGTATCAAGAGTACAAGGCTATGCTAGTTTGAATGATGTAGCAATTAAAAAGGCTGAAATAGAGACAGAAATAGAATCTCTAAAAATTAAGAAATATGAAGCAGACCTTGATGGCTATATCAAACAAGTACAAGCAGAACAAGCTATGTATGCTGCTGCTATAAATCTTTATAGTGGTGAAGCTGATATGTATCGTGCTGAGTTAGGATATAATACAGCATCTGCTGAACTAGCTACTAAAAACTCTTTAGCTGTAATAGAACAAAATCGTCATGCTGCTGATATAGCTCTAGCTTCAGCTCAATTAATATTAAAAGCTCTTGAAGGTAGTATTCAGAATATGACAGAATCCAAGAAAGCTGCTGGTGGTATTTTTTCTCAGTTAAGTGCTTCTGCCCTTTCTAGTATTAATGTTGCTAGTAATGTATCTCAAGGCGTTTCTATTCAAGGTCAAGAAAGCTTTTCAACAAATGCTTAAGGAATAAAATATGGCAAACTACAGAGATAGAGCT